ACCTCATAAGCAACATTAAAAAGGCCGTTATCTTCGATGATTCGCTCTGCTGCTTCCTGCTCCTGACTGTCCTTGTCACCGGCCGTAATTCGAGGCGGTTCTCCCAACAGCAGATCCGCAAACAGGAGCGTCAATCGTTTGTGCCAGTTTAGCACCATTTCAAGGGTAGCTTGCTGGTCCTCTCGCAGCAATCTTATCCAATCCCTGAACACCTGCTCGTGCTTGCCCTCGAACAGCAGTTTGTTTTGAGCATATCTTTCCAGCCGCTCCGCTTCTGTAGGCGTCGGCCAGGGCTTGCCAGGGCTAATGAAACTTAAACTTGTCAGCAAATTTATCACCATCCTTACCAGCCGGGAGGCTTGGCCACCGGGCCTATTCGTGTTTTGCCAGCGATAATGATTCCAGCGTACGAAGTAACATCCACCTGGTCATCATGTTCTCCATTTGGAAACATTAACAGCTCATCCTCATAATTCCCAAGCCACGGCGCATTCTTTAAGAAATAAACCGTGCCGGCCTCCATCCGTGCCATAACCGGCAGCGCCCGAGTTTCTTTGTCTGTCTCTGCCTTTAAGTCTATAACCGGAAGGCCTTTCCTGCGCAGATCCTGAAAGAGCGTTATCCCCATGCTTTTTGTTTCAACACCCTGCAACTTTGGCCGCCAACGCTGGTATCCTTGCTCAAATAGCTTGGGCTGATCTGGTCCCTCAAGCCGCATCCGGATTATGTCGCGCAATAATAAGTCTTTGTGCGGCGTAACCAACCATGTACCTAAAACAAAATAGTCGGCGCTGGTCTTGGTCGACGCTGCTGGGTCACAAGTTTGGAAGCACCAGCACTGGTTAAGCTGAAATTTCTTTACACCTTCACCCTCGCCAGGAGTGTAAAGAACAACCTGGTCATCAACAATGTCAAAATACCTGAACCAGGCCCGCTTAAACTTGTTGCCTGCTGCCGGCGCCGGCTTCTGCTGATAGAGCGCCGACCAGAGATAGCTTCCTAGGGCGGTTTTTGTTGCCTGCAGCTCAGAAAGAGGATACCGCTCCGGCCAGAGTGGTTCATTTGGCTGCCTGCCAAAGATATCATTCTCTTTAGCAAGTGCCGGCAGATCAATTATTTCCCAATACTCTCCGCCTTCTTCCATGGCTGTTGTAAGTTCTCCGGCCAGATCTTTTTCATGCCACCTGGTCATCACCAATACAATGGCACCACGGGGAGCCAGCCTGGTCCGAAGTGTCGATTTATACCAATTTGACACTTTAACGCGGATCGTTTCGCTTGCCGCTTCTTCGTAATTTTTGAATGGATCATCTATGATAGCCACATGAGCGCCGCGGCCCGTTATCGGTCCCCCAACGCCGGCAGCAACCAGGCCGCCTCTGTGTCCTTTTATTCCCCAACGTCCAACGGCGCCGCTGTCGTCTGCCAATTCAAGGCCCCACAGCTTCGGCCCCCATTCGCGGAACGTGTTCCGGGCAATACGCGAAAAGTCATAAGCCAGATCCGCTGAATAAGAGCTGATAATTATTTCTTTGTCAGGGTTACGACCTAAAAACCAAGCAGGAAACTTTTTTGAGACAACCTCTGATTTACCATGACGCGGCGGCATAAAAACCATTAAACGGAGCAATTCGCCCCGCTCAATGGCTTCTAACTTCTCGCATAATAACTCCAGATGTTTTGCCGGTTGCCATGCGCCTCGGCCATCATATTCAATAAACCATGCCAGGTTATTCCGCGCGTCCTCTTCCCAGATCTGCATTAAGTGCTCTTCGGTAAAGATTTCGGGCAAGTTCTCTGGTTTCTGGGTCGCTGACAATCCGCTGTGTAATATCGTACTCATGTCGCTGTGTCACCTGCCCTTGCACCTCCTGCTTGATGTCCTGCTTCACGTCAAGACGCCTGCCCCAACGTTCAGGGTATCTGCGCTCAAGGAAGTCTCTAATCGCTCGATAATCTTCCGGCATGTGCTTTTGCCACTGTGCAACCATTCTAACTTCCGCTTCATACTCCGCTCGCGTAATAGCCTCGAAAAACTCCCTAAACTTACCACTTTTTGCAGTTTCGCCTTTTTGCATCCACTTACGAAAAGTCGAATAATGAATACCTGCATAACCACAAGCCGCCTCATAATAGTTTCCGGCTCTGATTGCTTCTGTTAATCTCTTTGTAACCTCAGGAGTTAATTTGCTAGGCCTCGCCATTTTAATCACCACGCTTTTTTAAAACCTTTTTTCCTCGGGAAAGAGCATATTCCCTTTCTTTCCTGCAACCTTCGCTGTCCCCATATATCCAAACCTCATCGCATATATCAATAAGCCTGAAACACACCTGCAGTATTTCTTCTCTGTTATCGTCATTCTCCATAAAGCTAAATAAGTGCAGAGGGCTTATTGGGAGAATATCATCCTTTTCCGCTAATTCCCTGCAGATAGTGTCTACCCGCTTTTTGTTTCCCTTCGGGTCGTCTTTGTATGGGTGAGATATAAATACTCGCTTCACTCTGCCAACACCGCCTTTTGTCCAAAGGAAAACCGGCTTGCTATCGCCGGTCATTGATGATTAAGTTTCGTATATACTCGCTTAGGTT